GAAGATTGCGGGCCATTATTGCTGCCTGAGGTTTGCAGCACCTCGAGGAAGCCTTCCTTGAACTGATCCTGTGCCACGGCGGTTGAGCCATTGGTGAGCAGAATAGAGAACGAACCAGCGCTCAGTTGTGCGCTCGTGTTACTTGCGGAAATCGCAAGGCCGGTGCTGTTTGCTGGAGCCGCAGGCTGCACAAGCAATGTGCCTGGCGCAACCGCGCTTGTACCACCGATGAGGGCGTATACAAACTTGCGGCCGTCTTCCGTCTGACCGACAGCCCCGAGCTGGTTCTGTTGTGTGCTATCGACGGAAATAATGTCGCTCTGTGTAAGTTGGCGATAACCGTTTTCCATATTTAGTTACCTGTGATCCCTGTTAATTTGGCAGACCTTCTCGGCTGCTTGTTGATGAGGTTACCAAGAAGGATCACCACACCGACCTGGCCGAGCTGGTTGATAGAGCTCATCATGTCGCGGAATTGGAAAGCTGAGGGGAACGGAACATCCTCGTAGAAGCCTTCCATCTTATCGACGGCGCTACCAATGTCCTTCAGTTCGCCGTAGCGCTGGACATGGAAGTGGATGTAGCGTTCATTGACCCAATAGAATGTCTGGGTGGTTGCCTTGTCGTCGGCCACAATTGGGCGGCCACGGAAGGTAATCGAGATAAAGCCAGCGGAACCGCTCAGTTCGGCACTGCCTTCAGGTACTGATGTTCCCATTGGGGTCTTGCCGTCTACACGGTTATAGCCACGAACCGCCAAGGCTTCGTAGCGGGCGCTAACGGTTGGCATCAACAGACCTTCGATGAACGTCCAAACGTTCTTCTGCGTCAGACCCATAGTTGGGCTTTCACTGGAGCTTGACGCGGCCGAGGCGTTGTCGAACTCTGAGCCGAGGTAGTCCAAGGTAATCGTGTTGTTGGACACAGCTGTTACGTCAGAAACGAGGAACGGATACTGTGCGCGAGTCAAACCGCCGTAGGTTGGGGCGATAGAACCGCTGTCGATCGCGTTACCAAGGCCGTCAAACGCCTTACCAAGACCGTAACCATACATCAGGTCGCCAATGGCGCTGGCCATGCTGATCTTGGCTTCGTCGGCCTTAGCGGTCATTAGTTTGATAACTTGGCTCTCGCTATTACCGTTGACGGCTGCTTCGATGCCAGGGATGACCATTGATTGGCTTTGACCCGTGATATAGAAGGTCATCATGCGGGTGTTGTTCGTGGCGGCAGTGGAGAAGGTATCCATACCGTTGAACGATCCACCCGTGGTGCTAAATGCGGTTTGGACAGGTACGTTGTAGGTGACGCCTTCCCAATCCTCATAGTTGCTAAGTAGCCGTGATGTCCAGACGTTGGAGTTTGAAACACCATCCACTAAGACCGGCAAAATGTACTGATAGGTGATATCAGTCAGGCGGTCGTTGAATACTTGTCCTGCCATGTTATTCCTTTAATGGTTATTAAACACAAAAAAGAGCCGGAAACGGCTCTTTACCTGTGGTTTTTACTGTACAGGCACTGTTTTCTAATTGCAAGACCTATTTCTTGGTGCTAGGGCTGACATCAGTCTTCTCAAAAACACTTTTGACCTGCTGGAACGAGCCCTCGAAATCGTCTGGCAGGTTCAGGTGACTGAACTCGTCGTATAATTTGGCGGCATCGTCTTTCGTTAGATGCCCGAGACGAACAAGAGTATTGAGGAACAAGGAAATCAGGTTATTCATGGGGCTAAATCCTTCCCATACGCACTAAACGGTTAATATCATCAAAGCGCATTCCAGCGCGGGCTACCGGACGCATCGGCTTCGGCTCCCCGCCAGCGGGCGCTCCGGTCTGCTTGGCAATTTCTTGGCGCTCCTTCTGAGCGGGCGTTAGTTTTGGCTTTTCCTCCTTCGGTTGATCCTTGGCTACCTGGCTGTCGTTGGCTTTGGTACGCGATTCACGTGCGAAGTACTTGTCCGCGGCGTCCTCAAAGGTAATTCGGTAAGTCTTGCCCGCCTTCCGGTACGCATCATTCGTATCCCGGAACAACGAGTAGATCTTGTTGGCCAATTGGACGGCCGGATCGCTGTTGAACTGCTCATCGTCTTCCTTGAACTGAAACTTTGGGATAATGCCTGAGCGCTGGAGGCGTGCTAAGTCAGCTGCCACTTCACGCGCTTCCTGAGCTTCAAACTCACGGACTTTGTTATTGAGTTCGGCTTGGCGGTATTCGGTTAGCGCATCTTTGGCACGCGCTACTTGTGCCGCGACATCGACCGTGAATTGGGCGCGGGCAGCGTCATCTGCGAGCTCGAAACTGGCTGGCAGCTCAGAAACATCCCGAAACTCGACGATCTTGACGCTATCGCCGTCCTTGATGCGCGTTCTCAGGGTAGGTAAACGGTCTAGAATATACTTTTCAACCGTTCCAAGCTCGATCGGTTTTTGTTCAGGCTGGTCTTCCGGGTCTTCGATTGCTGGCAACTGTGGCCCATCGGAGTCTTTCGGCTCGTCAGTAGGTTTATCGTTGTCTTTCGGCTCCTCTTTCGATTCTTCCTTAGCCGCCTTAGTCTCTGCAAGCTTCATAATCGTCGCGGCTTGGCTGCTGAGCGATTTACTACTGTCCAACACGGGCCTTGTAGGCGCTTTCGGGGCGTCCCCTGCTGCCGCTGTTGCGGGTGGCGTTACTTGATCGGCCATGATTCACTCTCCTTTATCGTGGCGTTAACATCCCAATATTGACTCCAGTGGTCGGCTGGACTCCAGGGCTGAGGTTGATCCCGGGCTGTGGGGCATTCGCCGCCTGCATCACGCCTTGAATACCGCCTGCGCCCATTCCCGGTGGCATCCCCACCTGTGGCAATGGCGTGCCGATTGGCGAAGGGCTCTGTGGGGCTGCCGGGGCCGATTGCATCTGCGGCGGTAGTCCCATCTGCGGCTGCCCCATCATAGGTTGTGGTTGTTGCATCGGTAGCGTAGCTTGTACAGGCGCAGGTAATGGTTCAGGGTCAAGCGGCGCATCAGAGGCTTCATCGAGTTCAGTGCGCAGGGCAAGACGCATCATAGCTTCCCGGGCAAACTCAATGACGGCAATCTTGGTCTTGTTAGGTAGTTTCGGATCGAGGAAGGCGTCAGAAATCATCTGCTTGCGTAGAGAATCGAGGTATTGCGGCGTAATATCGTCGCGCTGCTTGACCGTTCGACCAGCCATCAGTTCAGTGAAGTCCATAATGGCGTCGCGATCCTGCTCCTGAGAGCCAAGATCCATCGCCAGCTGCATGGGGTTGGCTTTGAATTTCACGAAGTTGTCGTAGAGCTTCTGTGGATCGTCGAGTTCCATCATCTTGTACCAATCGAGCGGGGAAATGATACCAAGTTCAGCGCCGTTCTGAGCGATGGCCTGGCGACGCGCCTTGTCACCGGACGGCTCGCCCTTGACGATCACCGTCATTCCCTTCTCGATCTTGTTCTGGTGCATCTCGAGAAAGTCAAATTGACCATCGCCGCCGTCGATTGTGATGAAGTGCCTATCGGTGTAGTACACGGTCATCATCTGAACAAGGAACTGGTAATACTGGCTGAGGCTGCGGTTGAAGGCGCGTACGATACGATCTTGGCGGCCACTGGCCTGATTTTTAATCAGCTGCGCCTCGGAAGCAGTCTTTGTTTGGTCTTCGTCGTCGCCCCGGAACTGACTTGGCGTGCCGAGAATACCATGTATCACATCGCGATTACTCTGCTTGTCGTCAATGAGTTCAGAGCTGATCAGGTGCGGGTCGATCTGCTTATACACATCTTCTAGCTTCTGTCCTGGCTTGAGTTTTATTACAACCGTTTGGTTCGGGTCGCCAGTCAAGTTCTCTAGGGCGTCGTCAGTCATCGCCCCTGAGGCTGCCACGCGGAACCCGTTGGCCGTCGCCAGGTTGTCAATGATCTGTCGTCCTTCTTTGTTGAGGATCTCTTGTGGCGCTACTGCTTGTTCGACGGGGCCAGTGAAATCAATCCAGTGCTCGCCGTCATTGAATAAGTTGAACGGAATATAGGGCTTCATAGGAGCGATCAGGAAGTTCTCGCCTTCGCCCTTAAGCAGCCAATTCGGGGTCTTACGCTTGTCTAGCACGAGGTTGTTGACGTACCAAGCAAGTCCCTCTTGGGGACGGTATTTCTTATCGTAATAGGTGAAATGCACCTCACGGTAAGCGATCTCCTTACTGGTATTTTGGGTGCCTTTGCGCTGGATATTGTATAGACGAAGAATGTCCTGTTCCTTCTTTGGGAACTTAGCGATCAGGCCCTCAATGTCATCTTTGAGCACTTCGCAGATGAAACGCGGATTCGAGCCACGTTTGGCATGCTTGTCAACGATCAGGTGCGTGGGATTGACGCTACGCGGTACAATCTCGCCCGTCTCGCCATAATCAGGTTTCCATTCCAGTTTGATGATGCCGACATACTGCCCTAAGAGATTGAGCGCTACTTCTTCGAGCACGGCGGCCAGTTGGAATTTCTCTGAGTGCCCCTTGATATACGCCAACAAGTCTTTCGCGAGGATCTTGCTTTCCTGGCTCTTGGTCGCTGGATAGACCTGTGGCGCAGATAGGGAGGCCGTGATATATGCGATCATGGCGTCTACGCCAACGTATAACTCGTTGTCCTTAAATGGCGTCTGGTAGTGATACAGGGCATTCTCGTCGATGTGATCGCCGCGGATCATCCGCATGTTCTTGATGCGGCGCTGTTCCAGGTTGAAGCCCTTGTGGCTGTTGTAGTAGTCCAGGCTCATCTGGACACGGTTGTGCAGATTCTGGATGATATAGCTGTCAGGGAGGTCGAGGGATAGCAGCGGCATTGTCTCTAGTAGGCCGTCTTTGCGTGAGATATCATCGGTAACGTTATCGGAAAGCGGCGGGGAATAAAGATTGGGCTGCATCAAGCGCCATTGTAGCAGGTTAGTTGCTTATGACAAGTCTACCGCTGTTGAAATAAGCTAGTTGAAGTAAAAGTTCCAGTCGGTCTTGCATTGATGACAGCGGATTTGTACCCACCCCATGCCACGCGGGATCTCGGTTGGAGGATACATGGTACCGAAGCTAACGGCTAGGATGCCACGATTCACTTTGAAAAGCGTGTTCCGGCACTTCATGCAGTAGTAGAACTGGGCTTCAACCAGGTTTTCAGGAGCAAGGATAACACTAGCAATTAGCGGCATCAGCGGTACCTCCAACTTTGATTACGCTGCTGCGCAGAGCGTGCGATCTTCCCAATATTGAGATCGGGCAGATAGGCCATAGCATCCTGGCCAGCAACGAAAGCAGGGGAGACAACCGGGCGGGGAGAGGCTGCGGTGATAGGCTGGTCGTTAAGTGCATAGTCTCCCTTGTAGTTTACACAAAAGTATTCAAACTGCGTCCGGTGGTGGCTCGTCCAGTCGTGTACTGGCTTTGTAATGGCAGTGACAGCTTGGCTGGTTTCTTCATCACGTTTCGGATAACGGGCATTCTTCATGCACTCCAGCCACCATTGCGTCCGGGGCGTGTCATTGACGACCAGGCGTGGGAGCATCCGTTTAGCGGCGTCCCTGCGCGGCACCCATTCGTTCTCCTGCTCGTTGACCTGCACATCAATACTGTGTTCATAGAGGATTGAATAAGCGCTAATACCACTCTCCACGTGTCGCTGCTTGCCTGAGGGATCACCGAAAACTATATCAGGCCGCCAATTCCTAATCTTGGCAATAAACGCCAGTTCTTCATCGGTGTAGATGAAATTGTGGACCTTACCGCACATTGAGCAGATTGGCTCATCAAGATACTGGCCAAGACCGAACATCGGCAAGCACCAGTCTATGATATGGTCACTCGTTTCAAACGCTTCAACTAGCTTGAGAAAGTGGCTGTTCTTGATCGGTTGGTACCATCCAAGCGCAATAGCATCAAGTCCAAGGTCAACGCTGAGATAGAGCGGTACGGTTGGATCGTAGTCGTGCCGACCGACCACCACTCGTGATACCTCAGGATAAGGGCGTCCGGTGTTAGAATATTCCCAGCTGATATCGAGTTCGTGCAGGACTTCTTCTTGGGTGCGTCGAGACTGCTCATATGCATACCATGCCTCATTTTTCTTCGGGTGGCGTGACCAATGCCATGTCCGAACTTTAATCTTATCGCTGAACCGTAGCGTCCGGGCGTAACTCGGCTCATCTGGCGGGGTTGTAACCGCATGGCGGCAATGGGTCGCGTCGCCAGCAGCTGTCCAGCTATTGCGTGCATCGGGCCAGAAACCAAACTCATCAAACAGAACGTCCTTGTAGCGGCCACCACGGGAGAAGTTCTTATTGGCCGATTCACCTTTGAGTACGTTGCCATTTCTCGGATTGACCAGCTTCATATACGTACGATGCTTGGCGATGTCGAAGCCTTCGGGTAGTAACAACGGGTCTTTGAGGGTCTGGATGAAGTAGTCGATCTTGCCGAATAAACTGTCTAATGTGCCATTATCCACGTAGTCTTCTTTACGCGATCCAACCAGACCTTGGTAGCCCTCATCGAACAACCACATGTAGAAACGGACAGCTAATGATAGCCAGGACACACCCATATCGCGGGATTTCTCATCAAAGAGATCGTAACCCTCACGAATCGCCTTAACTGTGCCTAGCACAAACTCTTTCTGAAAGTCATACAGGCGGAAGTCGAGATGATGGGGAGCGGCTTCCGGCCGCGGATCGAACGTCTTGAGATACGTTTCGATGAAGAAAACCGGGTCATCTCTAGCCTTGAGACGGTTCAGCGCTTGGATGTACGGCTCCACTGCTCGTAGCTGCGCCTCCGACAATTGCCCTAATTGCATCTTCGAGCTGCTCCTTGCTCATATGATTTACGTCCGTTAGCGGGTTCTCTGGATCATTGCCGAGCTGTACTTTCTGAGCATAACCATACTTGGCCAGCCAGTCAGCCCACTTCTGGTCGCCTTCTCTAGAACGCTTAATAGCCACCTGCACGATCGCTTCGATTGGCATACCTTTGTACTTATGCCCCTTGATGTCCTCAAACTCCATCTCGGATTCTAGACCCTTTTGTATCCAATATGAGATATGGCGACTACCGGGCTTAGCGCCTGCTGGATTACCTGATTGACCAGGCTGGAACGGTTTAAGATTGGCTAAAGAGTTTGGGTTATTTCGCATTGTCCATTCTCTGCAAATTCACTGCACTAAACTTTAGCACTACGCTTACTGATTCTTCCGCCCTTGCGCCCAGCAATAGAAGCCAGCTCAGGGTGGAGGGCAAACCACCGGATTCGTGGTTTACTGCCGCCTAGTGACCCGATGCGAGCATAAAAGTTCTGCCCATGCAGCTCTCTGTTCGTTGCTGCGGCACGTTTCCCGCCGTGAAATGTCCCTGCCATATTGTCCCCATAATAGCACGATTCTGCTTAAGTCAAATCTTTTCGTGTGACAGGAAATGCACTGGCAACAACATTACGAGAAACGGGAGAAGTATCAGGAAACAAATGTCTGTGCCGCTCGAGGTAGCTCTTGGGCGTCTCAGGGCTAACACGGTTTAGGTATACCGCTTTGATCCTGCTACAGTATTTCGCTTCCCTATCATTGGCCTCGATGTCGTCATTTAAAATCTTCCAGATGTGCGCTCCCTGCCAAGCCGACACCATCCTCTTGTGACCATCGACAAACTCAATGACTGCCATATCCTTGAGTATAACAAATCATTTGCTGTGGGAATTCTCACCGTGTTATGCTTGGTTTGACTTGTTTCGTTGTATTCACCGAAGCAGGTTGTCTAACAGAAAACCCCTCTTGCGAGGGGTCTGCTTCGTTGTATTCTCTTAGAGAATATCACAGCACACTTAGTTAGGCAAATATATTATCAGCAACGGAGTTCATGGTGCTCTCACAAAACCTCAGGCACGTAGTAGATTAGGGGAATCGTAGTCATAGCAGAAAAAGCTGGCTCTGATACATCACCGCCTACTACGTCAACCAGCTCAACGCTATGCTTATGACACTGCCACTGCCTGGCATCTGGTAATCATCGCTTGCTACCGATCTGGCTACTCAGCTACAGGGGAAGGCGGGTTCGTGGCTTTATTTCTCGGTACGCAGATATACATAAAAGCCCCTCCTTCGCGCTGAGGGGCTTCTGAGACTGAGAGTACCATAGTGGCATATCTAACACAACTTGCCTGCTATAATGCAGCGTATGTTCGGCACGGGCGATGACGGCTACATCAAACGGTTGGTAGGATTCTCCTGCGTATTATTCTTTATCGTCATTACGCTAATGGTCGTCTTCAACGTCGTGCAGCTCGGCAACGGTAAAGATCATCGCTTTGACGATCGTACGTGCACCTACCATTACAAATCTGTCTTCGCCTGGAGTTGGATACGGATCAACGAGCCCTTATTGCAACCGGATTGCGGCTATGATGGTACGAACCCTAGCCGGTGATGTTATCCTGTACGAAACCCTGGTGTGGCTAGTAGTACGCTACTTCACACGGTTTCGTCACAGGGAGCCATCGGGGTTTTACAGGTATCCAGAACCTAATGCGTATATTGTGCGACATAGTACCAAATCGCCAGCTCGGGGAATGAAGCCTCTGCACATCCGCGAGCAGTCCTAGCTAGTGAGACTTATCACAGAGTGGCATTTTTCACAGTGCCTACCATGCAGTGCCGCGGATCAGGCATCTGAGTTTGTAGGCCAAGAACTCGGTCTTGTTTTGTAATCTACCTTCGTACAGGACGGGAAAGAAGGCTTTTGGGTCGTATCCCCATACGGTGTCCTGGTATTTGTTTTTGATCATGTCAACCATAGCTATTATCTTAGCACGATTGTTGTATTATGTCAATAAGATGCTACCAATATGTAAGATAGGTCACAGAGACAAAACTCTGGGGTTCTTTTTATGCCAGCGTAGCTCAAATGGATAGAGTGTGCAGCTGTCGATTGCAAAGATACCGGTTCGAACCCGGTCGCTGGTACCACCGTAAGTGGTGGTAAATATCCCTAAATAAAGCGTAAGAGCCTCCGAAGAGGCTCTGTGCAGCTGTCTGTGTTCCACTATCTTCCCACCTGCTCAGCTTAAACAGCTCCCTACACAACTCTAGACTTGCTACATTCATATATCTCTCCCTTCTTCTATGCCTTGGTTGGCTATGGCTTGGAGGATGGTAGCTTCAGCATCTTCAAGCCCCATATTGTAGAAGAACTGTCCTTGCTCTGGTTCGGTTAGGTGTGAGGTCTTTACGGCGGCCAGCACCTTTTCCAGCGCTTTCTGTACCTGTTGAGCTGACCAGGCTTGAATAGCGGCTTTGGCGTTGCCCACTTCTCTAGTGAGGGCTTTCGCGACCTTCGGCGTAACGGGGAGTGGGTGTTGCGGAGTGCCGGACAAGGCGGCGAACGCTCCCCAACGTGCGTCTGTTGAACTTTTGGCAAGTAAGCCTATGATAAGCCACTCTAATCGCTCATCTCCTGCATTGCTTGGGTCC